AGAATGAACTGACTGCCGGCAAAAACAATGCCCAGTCTTGATTATGCGTTTGCGATAGATTAATTTGCTTCATAAAAACCCATATTTGAATTAACATCATCAATTAACATATAGTCTAGTTTATAGATATTTTTAAGTTTTGTCATGTATTCTGGATTATTATTTAGGAAATTTTCAATATATGGTTTAATTTTTAATTTAAATGGGTCAAAGTTAGCATCACGAATTTTTTCAAGTTTGTAGTGGTTTGCTCCGTAGTACTTACTTAAATAATTATTTAAATTAATTTCTAAATTTGTATCCAATTTAAAAAATACACATTGTTCAAAACATAAGTTCTTTAGAAAAAATGTTTGTCCTAATGTGTGAGGATCAACAAATGGATAATTTACAGCCCTTGTTAAAATTTCATCACTTATATTTGTTGTTATATGTGATTTGTAAGCTAAATTTTCAAGCAACCCTGATTTCCATCTTTCAATTGGATCCCTTAATATAATGATACATTTTTTGGTGTCAGGTATTAAAGTTGAATTTTTATATTTTTTTTTAAAACCGTATTCTTTAAAAAACAAGTTCAGTGAGGTATGTGCATTTTTTAATATCGGCACATAAACCAAATTATCTAAAGAATAACATATAGGATAATCAGGGTACTTAAGTATGATTACAACTTCATCAGGTATCTCATTTAAATAATTAATACCTATCAATTTATTTTGCGTCATCTTCAACCAACTTTAAGATAATATCTAATTTTTCTTTAGCATCCTTAACAGCAGGATATTCACGCATAAGTTTTTCTAACCTATGTTCATAATGCATTTTCTTTTTAGCCCATGCAACTACGTCTGCTATCTCGGGGTCACTACGCAATTCAATCTCAGGATTAATTCGATACCAGTTCCCAGTATTATTATCGCAAACCTCAAATTCTTTAGTATGCCCGTTCCAACGAACTTGCCCGGATTGTGCTGGCAGTAGATATTGTTTATCTACTTGCCAGACAATTGGTTGTGTATTTGAAGTTATTCTTATCACTTACCGACGCCGGGAAGCCTATAGTGATAAACAGCAATTCCACTATCAACAGTAATTTCGCAAGCGCCGCCATCACTAATTCTAATAGTTTTGTCACCTGCCAAATCCATGATTGAAAGGAATACCTTAACAGGCCACTTCCATGCGCGATTTAATGCACCATTGACATTTTCTTGGAAAATGAATTCAGCATTGTGAGTACTTGGGTCAGCGAAATAAATCATAAGGTTATTACCGTTGGTCTTCATGGTAAAATATTCTTCTTCGCTATTGACTGTAGCCTGCTTCTTCAAACGTTGAATATATGTGACAGAAGGTACAAATTCAACGTCCCACTTAGGAGTCTTAAATTTAATGTTTTGAATTTTTTCTTCGACGATGACCTTAGCCATAAATCTGTATTCGTTCTTGATATCTCCGGACTTAGTTTCAAACTTAATAGATACAGGAGTGCTTTCACCGTCTCTAGTAGTATTTGTTACAGTAATTTTAGCATTTTCGTCATAATCTTCAACGCCAAGAATATTATGAAGTTTAGAGAGTACTGGCATGCCGAACGTGCCAATAAATTCAGGGATAGGATTTTTTGTGTGCGCTTCAATTACTACTGTTCTATTATCAGCAACGGCTGAAATTTTTGTTTCTTTGTCTGTGCCAACAATCTTAATAAGATCAATGACTCCTAGACCATGTGTATACTTAATTAAATCTTGTAAATTATCTTTCATTTTGAGCCTCTTTTGTTATTTAGGGAATTCCTTTATGTATAATAGTGGTTTTTAATACGTAAAGCAAATTTAATTTAACCAAATGTAAATAAATCATCGAATGTACTATTTGTATCAGTGTTTGCCTTTAAGTCCCAATTTAAAACACCCAACAAGTTTTCAATTTTCTTATCTACTAATGTTGCTTCCATAGCGTTGTCATCAAATGGAAGTTCTGTAAACCATTTGGGTAATCTTAATTGATCTACCGGGTAAGCGATACTTGTAAAGCCTAACGGATTACCTTTAAGTTTACATACAACAACCTTCATGCCATCTACCATCTTCATACTATAGTTGTCGCTATTGACTTTACGTAGATAGTTCCAATTCAATGCAGCACGAACGTGACCAGGCATATTTGCTTTGCCCGTCTTACTGTTCGCTTCAAGGTCACCATACATAGTCAACTTGTTTACAGATTTAGGACTGCCCTTAGTCCAGCTATCTTGTTCGCCTAGATGTATTTTGAATTCCTTGATACGCTCAATAACATCTTCTCTTGTTTTACCATGTAGTACCATTTCAAGTACTTCAAACAAAAAGTCTTGTACATATCGTGGAGTATCGGCACGTTTTAAATCAAGACCCATAGCCTTGATCTTGCCTAGTTTACCATCTTTGTCAAGTCGTTTGCCTTCTTTGTCAAAGATATTGACGGCATAACGCTTCTTTGTAATAAACAATGTACGATCACCGATCAATTCACGACCAGCTTTGATCACACACATCTTGCGTGGAACATGGAACGCACGTTCACAGAAACTTGGGAACGTATCATTTGCCTGCTCTGCGATATTGTCATAGAGTTGAACGCAAAGTTCCTTACTCCAATTTAATTCACCGTTCGCAATTTGCGAATTTAGTATGGGCCACGCACTAAAGTAGCAACTATCAGTATCACCATATACGATAGCATCGCCATAATAATCATATTTGCCTGTAATGATCTCATTGATCTGCGCACTCATATGTTTGACAATCTGACGACCACTCAATGTTACACTCTGACCGATACGCTTGTCATAGAAACGGCAGTGTTCGTTCAACAATGCACCATAAGCCGAGTTTAGCAAAATCTTACGAACCAACTGACGCTTATCCCAATACTCAATATCTTCCTTAGTAGTCGATTCTTTGAGTTTTTTCTGCATGTCTTTACGATCACTATACCAACGTGTGAGTAGCCCGGGAATCACACCCTCACTATCGCTACGGAAGATAGTACCGTTAGCAGATAAGATATATGGCTTGTTACTGTCGTAAATCATCTTCCAAACTTCAGCCGCACTCATTTCTACGCTGTCACCACTTTCAAAATCAACTGTGAGCATAGTGCCACGTTCTTGATTCATTATGGCTTCGTACTCAAGTGTGCCAAACATTCCTTCCCAGAGTAATGAACTCATTTCAACTTCGTCATCTTCGTCGTACCGTGCCTTCTCGCTGGCAAGTTTACGTGCTTTATCTTTTAGATGTTGCTCAGTAAGTGTCTGACGAACCTGCGCTACGATTGTCTCTGGCGCCATGTTGAGTGTGCGGATCGCTGACGGATACAGACTGTTGATGTCAACTGCGCCTACCCATTCATGTATGCCCTTTTTAGGCACGGCGACATATGCGCCTGCTGCTGCCATTTCACCATCGCTGCTATTCTTTTTCTTGTCCGGCACCATGAGTCCACGCTCATGCGCTTCATTCATAACAGCCATTTCAATCATAGCCACACTGCCCATGACAGTTGGCAGTAGAACTGTATTCTCATGTGCTAGCGCATTTGCTAGATCGAGGAACTTGAGTTTGTTGTGTATCTTCACAAGCAACATCGTATCCTGACGATTGTACTCTATGAATGTTTTAAAGTCCTTGTTATACAACTGGTCAAGTGTACCTTCATACTGTGTCTTACGTTCGCCAACTTCCATTTCACCAATTGCATCAAGGCTGTAACTGTGACGGCTCTCATAGTTGTACTTCTTATACAACTGTAGATAGTCCATGTGTACCCGTCCTACCAAATCATACGTAGTTTCTTCTTTACCAAATCTTTCATATGTTCTTGGCTTAGGTGTCTGTCCTAATAGACAGAACTTGCGCGTGTCATCTTTGCTCATTACTCTTGTAACACGATTTACCATGTATGGAATATCGTATCCTTCTGAGTTCCAACCAGTGAGAATGTCAGCGTCCTTGATCAGTTCAAAAAATGTTTCAAACATTTCTATTTCACTACGAAACAGTATTGTGTTTGGCATATCTTTTGTAAAATCTTGAGCAGTTTCATCGCTCATATGTTTGGGAGGAATTGCAAGAGTAACAAGTGTGTCTTGCCAATCCAAGTACATTGAGATAGCTGTCACCGGATTAAATGGATCATTAGTGGGGCTAAATCCTTTCTCCGGATCGAAATCTACCTCAATGTCAAAGAATACCGTATGGAGTTTTGGAGGCTCTTTGCCTAAATAGTTTTCACTTAGACAACGGAACACCACATTGATGTCCGATTCATACAGTTTCTTATTGCTGTGGATTCGTTTTTCTTTTTCAAACTCACTACGTTTGCGTGTGCTGAAACGTGTGAGTGGTTCACCATAGATGCTGCGATACTTACCCTTAGGGTCGGTATAATAGAAAGTATAGTTAGCAGGAAATTCGTTGTATGTGCGTTTGCCGTTAGGCTGCCTTTCTACAATGAATATTCTGTCACTGTCCCTATCATGAATTGCGTCAATATACGACATTCGTTATATGTATTATTTTAAACTCTGTAAAAAATATCACTTTCCTGCACTCAAGTCAATAACAGTTGGAACCCCTGTTGGACTAAATCCAAAGATTCTAGTTGTATTACCTTGCTTATCCATAACTCGAAATGAGTCGGGGATATTTGACCTTTGTTGAAAATTGACGGTTAATCCTTTAGTTCCCTGCATACTCTTAAACCCCTTACCATTATCATTTTTTAAAATGAACAAACCAAGGTCAACATTTGAATTTTCAAGGTAATGATTAAACCCACCCTGTTGCAAGAAAATATCAAGGAAACCATCATTGTCAATATCTATGATTGAAATTTCTCTCCAATAAAAATCATTGATTGTATCTGCGCTCCCTTGAGTCCAAACACTTTTTGTAAGCCAAACATCGGTCATGCGAGTAAACACAAGGTTGCCGTCGTTACGATAAAGTTCTAGAGCCTCGCTTGTAAATGCGATTTTGTCACCCTTAGGATTTCCTTCAAGCACAAAAATTAAATCTTTATCGCCATCATTATCAATATCGACCGGATGCACATTATATGCGCCCATAAACTTATAATTGCCTTCGCGCTGATAAGTTTTTGCTACTTTATAATTACCAGTAAAATCTCGCTTAGAAATTCTAAAGGCTCCCCATACAGAATCGAAACTATGGTAATTTGCTAAAACAACCTCTGCTGTTCCATCACCATCAAGATCAGCAGATGCAACTGACCCGCCGCCGGCAGTTTCTTTAGTAGGGAAGGTCTCCGGTGCGAACTTATTATCTAGTATAAAATTACCATCTGACATTTGATTATAGGCATGCAACATTTCTTGCTTGCCGGACTTATCATTTAGTCCCATATTTACAACCAAAATGTCATCTCGGTTATCCGCAGTAATATCGGCTACTGCTACGCTATGATGGAATGCACGATAAGGTGAAATTTGTGAAAAAGTAAATCCAGCACCGTTGTCTGTTGCGATCCATACATGTCCAAGTGGTAACTGTGTATGATCCTTAGTATTTTCAAGTCCTTGGTCAACTACAACAAATTGCGTACCAAACTTAGTATTCAACGGTTCGCTGTCTCTAGCAAATCCCAGCCGTATGTCATTATAAAATTTAACTAGTTTAAATTTTCCTTTTTCAGATTCAGTTAATTCAAATGCAGGCAATTCAGGACCATTATAGAAATATGAAGGAAACATGAACACTCGCATTTTACCATCACGACCGGTAATGAAGGTAGTGGATGATACCGCTCTGTTTAAACCCTTAACTAAATCGTCCTTTGATACCACACTATTAGTGTAGTCAGGTAAGTCGGAAGTTGTATAAGTTGTTTTAAAAAGTTCCGTATTAACCGTAACATTTACAGTTACACCATTACAGTTTATAGTAAATGTATTACTGTCTTTACCTGCAACTACAGTTTCCGAACCAGATGTAGATTTATTACCAGACCAATCTCCGGACGCACTACAAGATGTAGCATTAGTGCTAGACCAATTTAGTGTAATCGAATTACCGCGCAATACATCATTAGATGATGCAGTAAGTTGCACAGTAGTCGGGGGCGGTGCGGACTGAGTAGTGACGCGGGACTCAGATGTATTTGATCCGCCACCTCCGCCGCCACAAGCAGCAACGAGACACGCGACAGATAATCCTACAAGTTTATTACGCATACCCAAAACCTCATGGGTAAATTGAACAGATAATTATATTAACAGTTCTGGGTATGCGTTTCAACCAGCATTTACCCAAATTAGAGAGTCTTGCCGACAGTCTCTAGAATAGTGTTAAGTTCTTCGTTTTCCTTATTAGTCTCGCCCAAACGTGACTTGTGGGCAACCTTAATGGCCTTCTTGAGGACTGAGGGCTTGATTTCCAATTCTTCTGCGACAGCCTTAATAGTGTCGGTCAATCCACCCTGAAGGGTTTCGATTTCGTGAGTTACAGCAAGACCTTCATTGATCAACTGTGTCAACTTAAGTTTTGCTTCGTTATTGAATGTACGTGATGACATAAAATCTCCTATGTGAAGTAGTTATTATACAGAGTATTGTAAATATGTCAATCTATCTATGTCCAAATAAATATTTGTCTGTGAAGAAAAAACCCAGAATAGCATTATTTCTACATCATCCCATATGTAGCGCACACTGTGTTGCAGGGATGCATGAAGCATTATATGAAAAATATGATGTTCGATGTTACACAGTTGATCAAATACGTCCCAATTTACTCAAACAAACAAAGATCATAGCCTTTCCCGGTGGTGAGGGTGAGAGTACAAAGTTTCATACTATACTTGGTCCACATATAGATTTCTTCAAGGAATTTTTAGATAAGCGTGGTAAATATCTTGGCGTATGCATGGGTGCGTATTGGGCAGGTAGCAAGTACTTTGATATACTACGCAACCTTGATACCTTTCAATATATCAAAAGGCGTAAGGCAGAGATCAAACGTTCACACCCAACTACCATTGATGTATACTGGGACGATAGCAAGTATCGTATGTATTTTTATGATGGTTGTGCTATTGTTGGTAATGGACGACATGAAGCAATCGCATCATATATGAATGGTGATGCTATGGCAATCATACAAAACAATATAGGTATTATTGGTTGTCATCCAGAAAGCATGAAGTCATGGTATGAGAAGCCATATCTAAGTGATTACTGGCATCGCGGATTACATCACAAATTGTTAGCAGAATTTACAGATGAATTACTAGAACGTTAAATAAATCATGTTTATGTTTATGGTTAAAACGGACAGAGATTTTTTTGTGTCCACCGGAAAAATAGCTACTAGAACTTTAGAAACCATAGGGAACGCTGAGATTACTACAAATCAGGATCCAAAAAACATAGAAATATTTAAAAAAGCTAATCCAAATTATAATATCAATATAATTATTCGTTATCCATGGCATAGATTTACAAGTGGATTATTTGAAATATTTGGCAAATCATTAATTTATATTTTTTCACAACAATTAAACAAGTATTATAAAGACGATGTTGTGAAAATTATTCCTATGTTTTATGACGTTCAGATGTGGATTGATGTGATAAATTCATCGATAAAACATTTACCTACCTTCGACAAAAATAAAAAACTGTCTAGTGATTGGTTAGAATTTCATATGGAAAATTGGTTAGAAAATGTTGAATATATGAAACACAATATTGAAAGCAACATTATTGATATAGACGATTTATCATTATATCTAGACCACAATCATTATGCATTTACTATAACTAACCGTAGTGCGGACTCTATTATATGTACTTTATCTAACTTAGCAGACAACAAAGATTTAACCAGAGAAATTTCTAAAAATATTAATGGGGAAAAAATGATGGGAGCCTATAGGAAAGCTGTATCTTGCTGTGATAGGGCAAACGAATTTTTAGAGTATTTGTATGATGAAAACGAAATTTACAAAAAGTTAATTGCCAAAAGACTTATATTAGATCCAAATAACAAAAATCTAAAAGTACTTTAATTTAAGAAAAATAAATTCTTCTTCACTAATACTAATAATAATATTATATTTTGACGTTAATTTTGATTTGTAACCTTTACTATTCAATAATTCTACTAATTTAGCACGTAATTCATTTGGTCTAGGAACTTCAATTCCTTCACTCATGACAATATTATATAATTCGTCTTGGTAGTGTTCTTGCAACCAATCATACAACCATTTATTTTTGTCTAGACTTATAAGCATCTAGTAACTTCTTTTTAATAACTTTATCAATACCAGGATTGACCTTGTATGCATGTGGAACTACATGTTTACGGATATAGTTTCTCATATACTTATCGTCATCGTTACTAAAATCATGACAGAAGGGTATATTTTTACGCACACACCAATCAAATAATTCAAACTTTGCTGTTGTAAGAAAAGGTCTGATAACGTTCTTACGAATCATTGGAATTAATTTGGGTTCGCCGTGCATTGCACTAAACAAATATGTTTCAATACAATCATCAAGATGATGTGCAGTTACAACCGTGCCAAAGTTATCAAAGAACTTATAACGTTCATCACGCCAGTGTTCTTCCATGCTTTTACCCTTGGGCTTTTGTTTGTTAAGAATACCTACAACTAATGGTAGATTGCGTTCTTCACAGAACTGTGTAACAAAACGATGTGCGTTAGTGCTATTTTCTGTGCGATGATGGAAGAAGGCGCAGGTTACAGTATGGCTTCTGCATAAGAAGTCAACAGCCGCAGCACTATCAATACCCCCACTAAAGGCAACAGTTAGGTGTCTAGGCAACGGTGTTAGTAACTTAATCATAAAACTATTATAGTAGAATGGTTAGATTATTGAAAGATGTTTCGGTTATTTTTACCATATATCTTAATAAATTTACCCGCAAGTACATCTGCTTGTGCTTCGATTGGGCTACCTGGGTAACTATCTCCAGGTTTGATCATACCCTTTTCATGTTGCTTGACATGAACCAATTCATGAAATACTGTGCGTAGTATATCTACAAGATTACGATTTCTAGCA